GCCCCTATCAAAAGCAAAATTAAAAACTTTTAGAAAATCTTTGTCTTTATCTGACATTTGTTACTACCTCCCAATTTTCACAATTATCTATACAACATATTCCGGCTGTAGGATAGAATTTATCCGGATACGAAAAAGTTCCGTTTTCTATGTATTTAATATCTATGTGAAATAATGCTTCTTTTAGCGGTTTTTTGCATTTTCCGTATCCGCTTATAGTATTTCCTATCCTTTCAAAAAAACTGCAATTATAACAACCCTGATAACTTTTAATAGAGGTTTGTTTGTTCATGAGCCAAAACCTCTAACCTTTTTTTTAAACTGTTTATAAGTTCTTTTATTGCATCAATTTTCATTTGGATTAACTTGTAGTAATAATAATCTTGACTGCTTTTCATCAACATTTCACTGTCTTTGATTGTTCTTCCCTCATGTCGCCAATCTAAATATCTATCAGTCGCACACTGTTTGAATTGAATACAACAAACAGATAAAGAACTTATCAACGATGCTAATTTCACAAGTGCCTTTGAAATATCATCCGGAATATCAATAATGTTATCGATATTCTTTTCTATTTCATCTAAAACTGATATCAATTTTTCTGCCTGTTTCGTTTCCATATTTAGCCCCTTGCAGCTAACGATCTTTCAACTCTAAATTCTATTCCCGGAATCTGAATTGTTCCTTTTGTTGCAGTTGCCAAAGCGGTTAATTCTTTATTTGAAAACTCTACAATGTTTTCAAATTGCCCTGTTTGTGCAATATGTTTTATTAAAGCCATTTTATCCGTAACAACTGCTTTCCATCTTTTAACTTCTGCTACTCCGGACAATTTCGGCTCTTCCGTAACAACGGTTGCTACTTCTGCGGTTGTTGCAACAACTGTTTTTTGCGTTTCAAGATTTTCAACCGTTTCGGAATCTCCCATCATTTCCGCTTCTTCTTGTTCTTTTTGGATTCTTGCAAGTTCTTCCGCCTGTTTTTTTCTTGCCTCTTCTGCTGCTTTCCTTTGTTCTTCTTCTATTCTTTTTCTTTCTTCCGCCCTAAAATCTAAAATTGTTTTTTCTATTATATTTTCGGCTTCCGAAAGTTTATTTTCTGCAGGTCTAAAAAAGTCCATAATTCTTTTTTTTGCCGCATCCAACGGTCTTGTAATAGTTTTTCTTACCTCATCAATCTTTTTCTTTTTTTGTTTGATTGTTTTCAAAATATTTGCAGATATTTCTAAATCTGCAACGGTTTTAATTTTGAAATCTTTTGCTTCCTGCAAAAGCAAGTCCGTTGATTCTGATACTTCTTTTGCTTCCTGTGTTATTTCTGCATTTATTTCAGTCATCTTATTGCTCCCTTTTAATTAGTTTGTGTAAATTTTTCCATTTCCAAACATTTAAAGCCGATAAAAAATAAGCCGCATCCGTTGCACTGTTGCATAAAACCGCCCGAAAATTATTTTCTTTGAGTTGCACTGCCATTCTTGTAATATTTGGCTTTTCAATACCTATTGCATATCCTGCAGTTTGTAAATTAACGGTTGGTGAAATACTTGAGGTTGTTTTGATATCAATTAAAATTTCTTTTTTTAAAGTTTCAGAATACACAATTCTATCTATTGTTCCGCAATAATCATATTTAGAACAATAAAATTTTTCTTCTATTGCTAAAATCTTAATTTGATATGTGTCAACAAAATCTTGCCATGCTTTTAAATATGGTATAATCGGATTGCTTACAGAACTAAAATCAAGAATATTCTTGTCAAAAAGTTCTGTGGTTTTGTGAACGGCGGTGCCAAAGTTTGAAGCCCTTTCTAAAACTTCCTTCGGCACTGCCGAATAATCTATCAATCCAACCTCTTGCAAAATTTGTGTTACGGACGGCTTTATTATTCCGTATTTGCGATAAATGTGATTAACTTCATCAAAAGTTAAATCATTCATTTTTACATCTCCGTTATTTTTTCAGCAAGATAATTTCTTGCACCGTTTTCAAATATTTTTACCGACACATCAAATTTATGTTCTACACCTTTATTAAGTTCTTTTTTACCCCAACAATTAATCAATACCTCTTTCGGATTTTTACCATCGTAAGAATCTATAACAGTTATTTGTGTAAAATCTTTTTTTGTTTTCGTTTGTTTTAAAACAAAATTTTTAACAAAACCTTTAACCGTTATTTTTGCTCCATTGCTTGCAGATGAAAGCATAGAAATATTTTCTATTGTTTCTTCGGCTTTTGTTTCTTTTTGAGTATCTTCAACTACTTCCGCATCAACTACTTCGGCTTTAGGTTCTTCTTTTTTAGGTGCTTCTTCTACTTTTGCTTTTGGCATTTCTACATCTGGTTTGCCGGAAGAATTATCGTTTGAGGTTGCATAAGCAATTCTTTCAGCTTCATCTTCATCGTATATTCCGGCATATCCGAAAGCCATTCTTGCACATTGAATATATGCTTTGTGCCTTAACATTCTGTATGGCCACTTTACCCATGTTGTTTTTGTTTTATCTTCGCACTCTGCCAAATATTCTGTTACACAAGTAGGTTGCGACTGTTCTTTAACATAAATCTTACAAGTGATAGCAATCAATTTTCCGTTTTCTCTGATATCAACAAATTCAACACCGTTATACTTTGAATTACCTGTTGCAAGTTTTATCCAACCGTCAATACTTACTACCGGAACTATTCCGCCGCCTTTTGCCGGAAAAGCATAAATCTGTTTCAAGATAGGATTTAATTTGTAGGTATTTGCAACCATTACACATGCTTTAAATTCCTCATCTTCTTGACAATTTTTAAAAGCGGTTTTCTTCAACACTTCAGCCAATTCTTTTGGATCCGTTTTTAAATAAGTTGATAACTCATTCAACGGATTTACTACGGTTAATTCTTTTGACATTTTTTTACTTCCTCCTTTTCTTTTTTCATTACATATTCATATTCGGCACAATCATTTTTAAAGAATGTGTCGTAATATTCTTGTTCAGACATATTTTCGGTATATTCCCACATAGCAATATATTCGATTTCGTTTTTGATGGTTTGTTCTGTGTAATATTTGTTAATTTGCGATTGTGTAAGTTCTTCAACGATATTTTCGGCAAATAAATTATGAACTACTGCAAACCCTAAATAAATCAACAAAACTATAAAAGCTAAGATAAAAATCAAACAACCTGAAACACGAACTTTATCTTTAGTCATATTGCTCATTTTTCTTCTCACTTATTTCCTCCTATCCTAAAATTTTGTTTATCTGGCTTATTACTCTGTTGGCTTTTTTCCTTTCATATTTAAGTCTTTCGTCTTCGCAGGAATTTATCCAATTTTCAAAATCATCTTCCGAAACTCTTATTTGCCCGCCTATTCTTTTATGCGGACAAAATTTCTTTTTTGAAATCATATCTCGGATCGTTCTATCACTTACCTGCAAATGTTCGGCACATTGTTTTATTGTTAGCATCCGCACCATTTTTATTTTTCCTCCTCTTCTAAAGATTGAATATACTTAGCACTGGCCATTATGCTTTCGTATATTGCTTTTTTTATTTGTTTAAGTTCTTCTTTTGTAATTTTCTTATCGATATTTGCATCTATTATTGTTTTGGTTGCATCGATTCTTGTTTGAACGATTTTCATATAATCACTATTCTTGTTATCTTCTTCATCTTTGATAGGAACAAATACACCACCGCATAAAGAACAAAGATTTTGAATAATGATGTTACATCCGGAAATTCTTGTAATTACCGGAATTAAATCAGCAGGCAACCTTGAACCTGAAGAAGCGGGATCTTCCGCATATCTGTAAATTTGCGATTTGCTTAAATTGATAATGTTTGCTAATTTTTTCGGAGTAATATGTTCAAACAATTCCGCTACACTCTCATATATTTTCATTTGTTTTCATACCTCATGAGAAAAAAAATTATTGCTTTCGCATTTCTATATTGGTTAAAATTAGAAAAGTTCTTTTGATTTAAAGTTTTAAAAATTGATATAATTTTAGAGATTATAAAGAGTGAAGCAGGGCATTTGAGAAAAGATCTGTTGCGGACAGGAGTCTTACCCGTTTGCCCTGCTTGTAAAAAGGCTTTTATATTGTGTATTCTTGGCCTTTGTATTAAATTAAAAACTTTCATTTTTCCCGTCCGCAATTTTTAAAGTTAAATAAAGTTTATTTTCAACTTTAATAAATTTTAATTTTTTATTACAAAAAAGTCAAGTGTTTTTTTGTATTCGCATTTTTATAAACATTTTTAACTTTAATAAACTTTAATTTTTTTTGGAGGACAAGTGAAAGAATTAGAAGATTTGTTAAAAAGTATAAATAGTGGTAAAAAAGCCTCTGCTCAAAGACAATTGACAAAACTATTAGGAGTATCAGACACATCCGTTTCAAATTGGTTTTCAAAAAACAAAAAACCATCCGAAGACAACATCTCAAAAATGGCTAAAATTTTTAATACATCAGAAAAGGAACTTAAAAAAATTTTTGATTTACATTCAAGTAACATTATTATCGGAGATAAAAACCAACAAAAAATTGAAACCAATAAAGAAATAGAAATATTAAAAGAAAAAAACAAGCTATTAGAAGAAAGAATTAAATTTCTCGAAGAACAAGTTTTATTCTATAAAGAAAAATCTAAAAAATAGGAGAATGTAATATGTATGAATATAAAGTTTTAGACGGTGCAATAATAACAAAGAAGAAACAAAGTTTTTCACAAGCATTTGAAAATCTTTTAAATGAAATGGCAAAAGATGACTGGGAATTTTATTGTCAAACATCAACAAGAGAACTTGTTCCTCAAGGTTGCTTATTTTTTGCAAGCAAACCAATAGAAAAATATAATCAAACATTTATCTTTAGAAGAGAAAAGAAAGAAACAACCATATAAAAATGAAAGAATTTATAATTGTAATTATAATCAGTGTTTTGTTTTTAATTATCGTTGATTTTCTAAAAAAAAGAAACAAAACAAAAGTAGAAATCGGTGCTAATTATATTCAATCATATATGAATATAAAAAAATTAGATAATATTGTTTTAAAGAATCCTGAATTTTCAAAAAGATATCAACAAGCAACCGAACTATTTTCAAACAAAAAGTATATTGAAGCATTAGGACACTTATGTTTTTTATTGAAAGAATATCCGCAACTTCCGCAAAATGACAATATCAGTAAAACATTAGATTCACTCCTTTTAGGAAAGATAGCTTTTTCAACTTATATTTGTTTTTCTGCAAAATATAAAAACTTTGAACAGCAACCCGAATTTAAAAAGATTATAAAAATAATAAAGAAAAAAACACCTTTTACTATAGATAGAATAAATGAGCATATAATAAAATGCCACATATAAAAAAAAGAAATAAAATTTATCATGTATTTTGGTATGAAAACAAAAAGCACCATTCCAAAGCAATCGGTCCGAGTTTAAAGGATGCTGAAACATGGGCTGCAAACCTTACTTTGCGATTATACAGCAAAAAAAATGGTTTGCCTATAAGATACTATCCTTTCAACGATTTCCTTAAAGAATATGCCGAAGAATACATTAAATTTAAAAGCAGAAGAACACAGGAAAGAGATATAGACACGATAAGACTATTTACAAAACTTTTTCCTACAATACAATATGTAAAAGATTTTAATGACCTTGTTTTAAAAGAATTTATTAAGATTCGTATAAAAGACGGAAGACTTCCCGGAACAATAAATCGGGATCTTGTAACATTAAAACACATGCAAAGAATTGCTTTTCAAAAAAAATATATTGATGAAGATATTACATTAAAAACAAAATTTTTACCTACAAAAGATAATACCGAAACATATATTCCTTCTGATAAAGAAATTCAATATATTTATAACAATATACATGAACCATTAAAAACAGCTTTTGTTTTAGGTTTAACCTGCGGAATGCGAAGCGGTGAGGTTTGTCATATTGAATTAAAAGATATAGATTTTAAAAAAGATCTTATCAGTATCAGGCCAAAACCTCATTTAGAATGGAAGCCAAAAAATAATACTTCAATTAGAGATGTTCCTATACATCCGCAATACAAAGATTATTTAGTTAAAAGATATAATTTTGCAAAGAAAGCAAAAAGCAATTTAATTTGTTGTTATGAAGATGGCCATGCATTAACAGAAGAAGTTATTGCGGCTTTAATTGGTAAATTGAGGAAAAAAGACAGTAAAATAGATAAAAGATTTCATTTCCATTGTTTAAGACATAAGTTTATTACATTGTCCGGAAATAGCGGCATACCTATGATTCAAATAAAAAATATTGTAGGTCATGCAAACTTACAACTTACTGAAAATGTATATTATCATAATTCCAACGAGAAGAATCTTGAATCAATAAAGAATTTAAACATACCTTTAAAACTCAAAAAATAGGCAAAATTTGCGATTATTTTGCTAACGAGTATCAAAAATACTTGCATTTACATTCATTTGTTTGCATGGCTTTGCATAGTGATTTTGTCGTCAATAAAAGCCACCTAAATTGATTTTATAGATGGCTTTTTGGTTTTATATATAAATTGCTGCCAACGAGTTTTTAACCTCGTCAATAGCTTTATAATTTGCGATTATTCCGCTAACGGTTTCCCGTATTTGTTTCCTAATTACTTTTAACTATTATACTTAAGCAACACTATTTTTTCAAGCATTTTAAACTTTAACAAAGTTTTTACCATCCTTTGTTGTAAGTTTTTGCATATATTTAGGATCTTTATCATTATACGGTATTTTTACCATAGCAATATGTGTCCAAAATTTACCGTTTATTTTTTCTTTAATTAGTTGTCTATAACAAATATCTATTTTACCGTCTTTTATATCTTCAAACACTTCATCAACAGTTTTTCCTTTAACTAAAAAATCTGCTGCTTCACCTAAGCAATGTTGCGATGTTGAACTTCCGCCAACTCTTTTATTTAATGTATTGCCACGAAATCCGCTTGTTACGGTAACAGGAACTTTATAATAATTTCTTATTGGCTCTAAAATATAATTGCATAAAATATATAGATTATTTATATATGGTTTTACTTCTTCTTGCTGTAATGATATTAAGTCTGTATGTTCTGTAGCCAAAAGTTCTTTTAATGTAAAATGCGGTGATAATTTCAATTTTTTTGCCTTTTTTGAAATAAGAAAAATTCTTATTTTAAGTTTTTGTTAAATCTTGAAACAAGGGAGCCGCAATCTCCCTTATTTTCCCCAGAAGATCCCCCTGATTTTTGCATTGTTAAGAGGCACAGAGGATTTACTATCTTATTTGCATACCTATATATAATCCTATAAAGAATACTGCAAATACTAATACCAACACTTCAAAATCTCCAAGTAAGTTTTATAAATTTTCCTTCAACTGTTTCTTTGCTTATAGGCATATACAATTTGTTTGTAAATTCAACTTTTGGTATATACCCTTTTTCTTTGGCTTTGTAATAAACAAAACCCCATTTTGCTACTTTTAGTATTCATTCCGATTTTTTGCCGATAAAACTTCCGTCCGGATTAACCAACGAAAAAACACTTAGTAATCTAATTAATGTTGCTAAAGCATTATCGTCTTTTTGTGTCGGTGTAAGTTTGACGATAATCGTTGCTACGGAAACAATTCCGCCTATTATGGCCAAAACACTTTCCCAATTGGTTTTTAGCCATGCAATGATGCCTAAAAAACCTGTTGCAGAAGTTCCGGAATCTGCAAAAACTGAAGCAACAAATACTACACATACAACAACTACACTTACTACAAACATCAAAAGTTTCTTCATCTTTGATACCTCCTATTTATTTTTTTTCTAAATTATCTAACCTGTGCTGAGCAGACTTTACTCTTTGTTCAACCTCAACCATTCGAACAATAAGATTGTTGTGTTTGTCTTGCTTTTCTTCTAACTTATCTAATCGATAATTTATATGTTTTTTAAATGACGACATACTTCCAACCCAAATACCTATTGAAACTAAATTCACTACTAACACAATGGCAATTTCAATTGATATATTCATTTTGTGCTAAGCTCCTAATTGTTGAATTTTTGCCCTTATTGCTTCTGCCTGTTGTTCTAATTCTCTTAATTTATTCGCATCTTGGTCTGTTCCTTGGCCAGAATTGATAGCCCTCATAGGTCTTATTGTTTTGTTATCGATTATGTTTAACTGTGCAATCAAATTGTTTTTTTGTTCCTGCTTTTCTTTTTTCTCAATTTCTCCGAAAATGAAATCGATCTGTTCTTGTGTTTCAAAATCTTTTGAGGTCATTTTTTTGATTGACGGATAAAACAACTTCAAATACTCTACTGAATATTTTGTTTGGCCATCAACTTGAGTTTCTTCAATGTTTCTATACAACTCTACTTGCTGATAACCGTTCGGCAAATCTGTAATTTTAAAATTTTGTTCAGGTCTTTCATCTAAAATAATTCTGTGCATAATTTATTCCCTCCGTTAATTGTTTTTATTTTGCATAATTTTTTTAATTTGCTTATATCTATTTTGCTACAAATCCAATTTTCCAAATTGAAACTATTAAACCATTTCAAATTACCTAATCTGCAGGAAAGCCTCACCGCCCAATATCTACAAGGCTTCTTTATATAATTCTTTAAAGTTTTAAACATTCCCATTAGATTTCTTTTTCTAAGCAAAACAAACTTGTAAAAGAATCTATAACCTAACATATCTATACCCCTATCAGATACTTTGAAAATTTGCCAATTATTTTTTAGTTTTAAACCGATTCTATCAAGCATTTCCGATATTAAAGCAATCAACCTATGTAATTTCCTTTTATTTCCGGAAAGAGCAATAAAATCGTCAACATAACGAAGATAATAATTAACTCCATCTGCTTGCCTTATTGCAGTATCCATCTCAAGCAATAAAAGATTTTCAAACCATGCTGAAGTATAATTGCCTAAAGGTAAACTATTCATTGAAAAAGCTACTCTTTTTAATAGGTCTAAATACTTTTCATCTTTAACAAATTTTTCAAAAGAAGCAACGACATATTTAGGTTGAATGTTGTCGTAGCATTTCTTTATATCGCATTTTAAGCAATATTTTGTGCCTTTATAATCTTTGTGTAACCATCTTGTAATTGCTTTATATCCGAAATGTATGCCTCTGCCTTGAATTGAAGCAATTGCATACGGATCCAATCGTTTTAATAAACGATCATAAACTAAATCAATTAACAAATGATGAACACATTGGTCGGGATAAAAAATAGGTTTATGCAAAACTCTTTTCTTTTTAGACGGTTGGTCAATAACATTACAAACTTTATACGGACTTGGTTTATAAGTTCCGGACAAAATTATCCTTTGCAAATCTTTTGCAAATAAATCAATGTTATCAATAACCTTTTTAACAGCTTGCCTTTTTGTTTTATGCCTTGCTGCTTTTAAAATTATTTTCTTACAATAATCAACCGTAATTTTTTCTTCTGTTATTAAATAACCTAATCTTTTCATAATATAAAACCTCGTTTTATATCTTTCAGACTTTTCAACTTGCTTATCTCTCTATAAGCAATCTACTAAGCCTGCCCTTGTTGCACTATTTTCACCAAGTGGTGAGGATTATATAGACAATAAAAACTTTATTTAATTTAGATATTAAACGAGGCGGCAGCCATTATTACGATTAGTATTAGAAACAGCATTATTCAAATTCAAGTAGAACCCGCCAGCATTAGCCCCATTATTACAGGTACCGCCCTATCTATATAACCCCTGCTACAACTACTTTATTTTTATTTATAACCCCCTTCACTTCGTTTATTTTGCAAAATTTTTGTGGCAAGCCACATTTATTAAGGGGACAAGGGATTTTCCCCTTAAACCCCTTTTCTTAAAGGGCTCTACGGAACAAAAACGAGGCGGCAGCCAACAGCACGAGAAGAATTAGAAACAGCATTATGCAAACCCACGTAGAACCCGCCAGCAGCAGCCCCAGAAGTACAGGGACCGCCGTAAAAACCACGATAAACAGTATTGTTTGCATGTGCAAAATATTGTTGATCGTTCGTCTTACCACTTCCGGCATCGCCTTTAAATAAGAAAATATCGGCATTTAAGTCTGCTGAAGCATTAAATAAGCCGTTATTAACACTTGCAGAAGGCACTGTTCCGCCTACATCAATCCAATTTGCTGTTATTGTAGCTTTGCTATAATCAACAGTTCCGTCGGGATCTGGATTAATGTAAATTTTTTCATTCGTTCCGTCTCCTACTCCGGCAATTCCACCTTCAAAAGTGCCACAATTACCGTATAAATGCATTAAGCCCATATTCTTATTAGGTCTTCTGTCGCTTGCAATAGTCCCATTTCCCGTATTTTCACCGTCTAAACCTAAAACATCTTCAATGTTTCCTGTCGTCTGCATACCTCTCATCCATTTAGTTGTTCCTGCGGTCGTACTTACTGTTCCATCAATAACAACTTTTGTATAAGCTGTAGCATCGTTTTCAATTGTGTAATCTTCACTGCTTACAACTTTATACCAAACAGCAGTTGCCCCAGAAGCCCCTATCGCAATACATTTCATTGTATCCGGAACTGAACTTTGGTTTGCTCCCGTCCATTCACTTTTTTTAACAATTATAAAATTTGAATCAGTTTCATCGGTTTGACATAGTAAGCTATCACTCCAACCACCTGTGTTTCCTTTACCAACAAAACTTTGCCAATCTAAACTTGCATATTTTACCAAACCTAAAAGCTGTAAAGATAGCATTTCTTTATAGCCAAAAACTCTGCAACCTCTTGTTCTTGCAAGGTTTTCAAACTCTACAATGGTTTTATATGTAAGCGGACAAAGATCGTCTCTTAAAGCAAATCCGCCGTCTGCTTCTTCTGAACTTTCTCCCATTGCATAAACAGATATTGGCCACCACTCATGTAAAACACCGTTTCTGTTGTGCATTGGACTTACTTTATAACCTGCGGATGTTTTATCTTCTGCGGAAATTATTACTGTAGGTTTTCCGTTTGCATCTATCGTTGATTTATACCAGAAAATATGGAAAAATCTAAATAAGTAATTTCCGGGCTTTAAATGCTTTTTGTTGTCTGTTCCGAGTTCGAAACAATCATCATATTCAAGAGTATCTTGAATTGCATATACTTCCATTTTTTGAGATGTTTCGTTATACCTACAAACAGCATAATAACCTTTAAAAGCCTCGTGTTCTGCAAAATCATCAGTTGCTTCAACTAAATCTGTTCCCGGAACACAACTTAAACTTGCGGCTGCAAGTTTTCTTGTCCCTGCTGATGTAACAAGGTCAAAAGTAACTCCTAATTCTTCATGGCTTTGTAAACTATGGTCATACACAAATTCAGTCGTTGCAACATTTTTAGAGATATCACCTTTAGGCATTGTGTTGGCTTTCAAAGCTCCAGAAAAAGTTTTCGGTCCTGTAATTGTTTCTTCTTCGCTCTTGTGAACTAAATTCGTTTGGTCATCTGCAACCAAATTGCTACCGTTCCAAGAATAATATACTCCATCATAAAGATATGAAATATCTGTGCTTGGAGTAACACCACTATCTTTTGTTGTTGTAGTTAAAGCAGTATATATTTTACCATCATAATACCACTTACTACCGCTTGCATAAGGAGTAGAAGGCTCTTCACCTTTTGCTATTAATGCTACTACTCCGGATTTTCCTCCGCCACCTGCACCAGCACCTGATATGGTTGTATCTACTAATGTTCCGTTAGACATTTATTGCACCTCCACAATTAAATTTGAAGAAGTAACATCTGTCAAATCGCATTTAACAAAACGATTTCTGATTTTAAGTTCGGTGAACACACCAACATGCAAAACAACATCTTTGCCTTCTTCATCCTGCAAATTGAACCAATTCGTTCCATCAAGCGATCCTAATAACTTAATTTCTCCGGATGTTACAGTTCCTCTTGCTAAAAAAGAAACTCCGTCTGTTCTACCACCAGCACTTTGTGCTACTTCCATCAAATTAACACTTCTGTTTATTTGTGGATCTGCTGACAAATCTACAATTTTAACCATTTTTTCCTCCTGTTCTTGTATTATTCCGTCTATTATTAATTTACCGCTACTATTAGCATTTATAAAAAACTTTTTTCTTATATTGTCATACATTCCCGGAACACCGTTATATGTAGCAGGTTGCAAATCTGCAATTACATTTACACCTTCAGCATCATAAAATTTCAAAGAACTTAATTTTGCATTGTTGTTGCTAAAATTACTCATTTCATCACTACTGTTTTGTGTAGCAAAAATAAATACTTTGTTTGTAAAATTAGATACATGAGAACCAAACTTATAAGATAATCTATACGGATTATTAGAATCACTTGTCGAAGAAGAACCGCCCCAGTTTCTTGTTATAAAATCTCCATTTAACCATAAACCAGTTGCATTATTTAAAGAATCAAAAAAACCAAAAACACATGATAAACTTTGCGGATTCGATATTCTTATTCCATTTACTTCTATCTTTCCAACATCCGATGCAATGATATCTGGATCGATATAAGCATTGCCTTGTGCTGAAATATAATTATAGAATTGCAAACCACCTTTGCTGTCAATATTATATTTTGTTTCCTTTGTATCTTCTGTTCCGTTATCAATTCCGTAAACTTTTTCATTATATTCAATAGCTGTAATATCTATATTCAAATCTTCATCTTTTTTCATATTAGTTATGCGGTATTTTTTTATTTCTTTTGTGCTTTCATAAAAAGAAAAAATATCGTAACCTTGCGGATCCAAAGTAAAATCATCTTCAACTTCAAATTCTCTTGTTGTTCCGGATTCGCTGTTTAATACATCTTTTTCAACAATGGTATCATCGCTTAATTTAATTTGTATTTTGTATGTTTTATCTTCTTCAATAGTTAAATCACAATCTACCGTAATAACACCATCTTCATACGATATTACTCTTCCGGATTTATTAAAAGAATTATTATCGTGGCATACCGCAATAACATCTCCGGGCTGACACATTACCGCATCAACTGCCGCTTTAAAAGAAATTATCTCATTTATATATTTGTCTTGTCTTAAAAAATATTCTCCGGCAAGTTTTGCATATTCTTCATTGTTTGAAAACACTCTTATGCTTTTACTTCTTATACCTATTTCGTCAATGCTATTTTGGTCTTCAACCGTTACAACATCCTGCTTATAATCGTTCTTTTTATCATAATAAACAATATCAATAGAATTACAAAAATCTTTGTTGGATCTTTTTGAAACATTAAAACTGCCATCAATAATATTTCCCATGGAAAACATTTGTGTTACTGCCTGCGGTTTATCAATAACAGCTTTAATTTTTCCCGTTGTAAAGAAAACAAAGCCCCTAAATGCTTGTGTAATTTGTTGAATTATATCAATGGCACTTGATATTGAATCAAAAACAATATCAAGTCTTAATTTTTTATTTAAAGAATTTTCAATTAATGTGTCGCAATATTTTGCACAATCTAAAAACGAATCAATGTCAATATCATCTGCCGATATATAGTTCCCTAAACCGTATCTTTTATGTGTTAACAAATCAAATAAACACCATATAGGATTTGCATTATATTTTTCCGTAAAAGAAGAAAGTGATTGATTAATACTAAGTGCCGAATCATCAAGAATCGAACGGTAGCAATTATCTTCATCATCGTAATAATAATTATCATAGTCAACAACTTCGTTATTTGAATCTGTTATTACTGGACATAATATTTTTTTACCTTTTACAACAGATGTAATTGTTGGCATGGTGTTTGATATTTGTTCCGATGCTTTAACCGAAACAGCAAGCAAAGCAGTGTTCGGATAAGTTAAAGATTGTTGTTTTATTTCATTTATAGTCATTACTTGACAATCGCCAAAAGTATATTGATTATCCGGATCGTTTGTCGTTTTACTTATTCTTATTTCATATTGCCCAGCAGTTAAATCTATTTTCTTTATTGTGTTTCTATAAACATTTCTCGTTTTATAATTAAAAGTTACTGTCTGTTCCGTATAATTTTCATCTGTAACCAATTTATAACCTACTACCAAAGTAACACTCCAAGAATTATATGCTCCGTTATCGTTTGTACTCCATATACCACTTGGAAATACAAAGTTAATTTCAAAACCAGTAATTTTATTGTTGTAAGTCGTATAATTGTAAGGTGTGTCTTTTAAAACTTTAGAAGCTATTTGAAAAAAATTATTAAGATTTTGAAAAACATTTATTAAAGATTGATTTACAGATCCTTTTCTTATTTCGTATTCCGAATCTTTAAAATTTGATATAGGATTATCATTAATAAAAATATTATAAATATCTTCAATCTCTCCTTCTCCCAAAGCCAACAACATATTTAATTTCTGATTATTTTCTATTGATTCATATATAGCCGCACCTAATTGAAAGTTTGACACAGAACCGCTCATTCTTGTTGTGGTTTGCGGATTTCCCGGAAGACTTCCCGGAACCTGAAAAGATATTCTAATATTGTAATAATCTTCGTCTAACCCTACAACTGTAACTTGTGCATAATCACTTCCGTAAGGTGTTGATGGTGCACGATATACACCTTGAGTAATCCATTCAGAATCAGAGGTCTTTTTATATGCAACTTGAACATTAAACAAAAAATAAGCTCCATTCAGCCCTAGTTCTGCATTATATGCACGATAACTTGTTACATTAATTTTAAAACCTACTACTTTTTTGAGTGTAGTATAAGTAACAATTCTTTGTTGATTAGAAACTCCGGTATCTGAAGCAGAATAATCAGTTCCTTGAACTGCGGCAGAAAAAACAGTTATATAAGTAGGTGTTAAGCCTCCACCCGTCATATTCAAATTTATTAAATTTCCACCTACTTTGTTTTCACCATATATTATTGCCAAAGGTAATCCTGCGGCTTGTGTATTCTCAATTCCATCCCATCCATAAGTTGGCGATGAAGCATCTATTTCATTTCCTGCAGATCCATAACTTGGCTTTCTTTGTCCTACAATTTTACTATATCCCCAACTTAAAGCCGTAAGACCTGCCGAAATATACAAGCCTGCAGCTGCGGCAGGAAATAATATTGCCCCTACAACAGATGCTACTATTGTAATTCCGGCAATCCAATCTTCTTGTCCTTCAATAGCATAAACAATAATAATTTCATCTTTGTTTTGCGGTTTTATTTGTAAATCTTCAATTCTTTTTCCGTTGATGATTATTTTTATAACATTAAGTTTTACTTTTGACTTCGAAGCGATATTGTTAATAATGTCTATTAAACTTTTATTCTCAAATTTAATTTTGATTATTTTTCTGTCTTTATTGTTAATAATGTTTGGTATTAATTTAATTGTTATCATTGTTTTAACCTATAAAAACCTACTATTTTGCTTTTTAATCTATGTAAAGGTAAAAAAGTTACTCCATGTTTTTGTGTTGTTTGCATGACAATGTTGTTCGGTAAAATAAGACCGCAATGGTTTACATGACCTTCATAATTCTTAAAAAAACAAATATCATAGTCCTGCGGATGTTCAACTTCTCTCCATTGTTTGTAATAATTTTCAACAAAAAAATTGTCTTTTTTATACCAATCGGCACAAAAATTTTTGTTTTCCAAATCAAGTAAAGTTATGCCTAATTCTTCTTTATAAAAAATAATTACCAAGCCCCAACAATCGCATCCGGAAAAATCTCTTCCATGTAATTGATATGGTATGTCCATATATTTTTGTTGAAGTTCGTTAATATTTTTCATACAGCATACACCTTCTTTGGCGGAATAGCAGGAAAACCGCCGAAATTAACTACATTATTTAAAGTAACACAAGATTCAAAAGTTTTATCACAGCTTGTTTCGTTTCCGGAATATTTGCAACTGCTATCTTTGAATTTCCATTTGCAACTATTCTTTGAAAAAACTCTTTTTGGTAAATTTACACCTAAAACATCGAACTTTGTTGAAACAGTAAAGTTTGCTGTTTTTTCGTTTATTTCGTAACTGTCAATATAATATTTGTCTTCTATTTTTGCAGTTGAAACATCTAACTTATCTTTAAATACTGTTATTATTTTTACTTCTTTTCCTCTTAATTCATTATCTTTACAAAATTGTTGAACAAACCTTGAAACATTTGAAACAGAAATTTGTAAAGTTTCTATTTCAGTGTTTGAATTTTCAGATATTTCGCTATGAGAAATAGGAAAAGGATTATAAGTATTACCATTAAAAACAACTATTTCATTATTCGAAACAAATCTTAAAACATTATCATCATCAATTTTTATTTCATACAAATTGTAATACTCTAATGTTTCTTTGTTTTTTTCTTCTATAACATTATTTTCTATTGCTCTCATTGTATTACCTCAATAATTTTTACAGAATAACTATATAAATCATATCTCAATCTTTTTATTTCTAATTTATCTTCATCGAACCGAACTAATCTTGTAGTATTGTCATCCGGATTAGTCCAATAAAAAGATTCTAATTTGCCTTTTCTTGCATTAAAGAAATTTTTAAAACTCTCCATTTCCGTTTTAGGTCTTAAAATAAATGATAGAGTCCACCCTATCTTCGAGTTATCTCTTTTAGATCTTCTTTGTTCGGCTCCGTTTTCAAATTCAGATACCAAAGTATTAAATTCAATATTTTGCGGTATTGAATTGTCCGGAATAAAAGAAAATGTTTCAGGCATTTTTTACCACCTTTCTTAAAGTAGAATTACTTTGTATTGCATTTTGTATGATAGCTGTTATCATATTCCTGTTTCTTATAACATCTTGTGCATCCCAAGTTTGTAAATTGATAACAACAGGTTGGCTTTGCTCAGTAGGAACAACTCCGGAATTAATAGCATCAAGTCCAGCTTTACCGATTGTATTCATTCCTCTTCTTGAAACAACTCCCTCACCTTTTTGGAGTCTTACATCAACCTCATCAAAAGCCCTTCCCGTATGTGCCAAAGGGATATATCCGCCTTGATGCTTTGTTCCCATATAAAATTTAGTGAATCCGCTGTTTTCTCCGAATATTCCAGAAAGAGAAGAAAAAACTAAATATTGTGCAATCATATTTGCGATCATTCTTAATATAGAATTTGCAAAATTAGAAAAAGCATCTTCTAATTTATCAAGTTGGCCTGTAAAAATAGCATAAAAAGAATCTCCAAAATATGATTGAATTGTATTGATTGTTTGATTTGCGATTTCTTTTCCGTAAGCTGCAAAATTTTCCATTTCTCTTTGTGCATCTTTCAAGCCGTTTACAAATCCAGATATAAAACCTTCGTTTGGAAGTTCTAATTCTTTTCTTGTTTCTTTTAACGAAGAAATAAAACCTTCTACTTTTTGTTTTGCTGTGTCGATAGCTTTTCCGATATACAACATACCATCAGCAATAACACTTTTTCCCGTAGTCATTTTTTCGTAAATATCATTTATTGTTTGTTCACTTGCTTCGGTTTCTACTTTTGACATATATTGCAATTCTTCCGTAACACTATGAATTGCTTTTTTGATTCCGCCAAAAACAAAATCACCGCCCGGAATAGCCGAAATAAACTTATCTAAAGCAACTTCGAATTGATTTATTGCAACCGCAAAAGAATTGAAAAAAGTAGCACCTAAATCATTTATTTGTGCTTTTAATGATAATAAACCAACTTCAAAAGCAACTAATGTAGGTTTTATTGCTCTATTAAAATAATCGTTCCAATCTGTCGCAAATTTATAAGAAGCATAAGCAAGTCCTGCAATCAGTCCAATTATTATAGTTAAAGCGGCTGTCCATGGATTCGCAAAAGCAACCGAAGACATTGTTGTAATCATTTTTACAATACTTGCAGTTAAACTTACTATTCTTGCGGTTAAATTCATAACTACACCAGACAAAACCATAATTCCGGCACTTACCGCTGCAATTCTTATAATCTTATTTTTTAAAGCATCATCTAAATTTTTAAATTTAATAACTAAATTTGTTGTAATGTTGGCCAAGTCTTTATACACAGGCAAAACGGCATTTGCAACTTCATTTTGTAAAACAACGAAAGAATTTGTTAATTTTCTATTTGTTTCGTAAATTTCAGTATTGTATTTTGATGCGGTAGCTATAGCCACACCAAAAGCACCAGTAACAACACCGCCTACCATAGATAAATTATTTGCAACTTGTCTGGCTTGTCTTGCAACTTGTTGTAATTTATTTAATTGATCGGTTATTTTACCGAGTGTCTGCTGTAATTTACCTACAGAAGCATCGGTTTTACCATGTGCCGTAATTTCAATATTAAAATTTTTATCGCCCACCATTTTTTTGTATCCTCTTTCTTTCGTTTTCTTCTATTTCCGATAAAACATTTTCTATAATTGCACAAAAATCAAAAAACTTTTGCGGCTGATCTTGCCATGTTCCCGCATTTGGCAGAAATCCTTTTTTATATTGTGCAAATGCTTGTATCCGGAAAATTTCTATCATTGTTACAAATCTTCTCGGACATCCATTTGTTTTTATACCTGCTAAAGAACAATCTGTATTTCCTGAACAACCTCTTGCCTTTTTAAGTCCTTCTGTGCAATTTAGGCAATTTATTCCCTCGTGTTGACAATAAATTGCCAAAGTTAGTTTTTTTCTTCGCTCTCTGATACCTTATTTAAACTCATAATCTCGTTATAAAGTTCCGTTAAAATATCAAACGGTAAAGAATCTATATCAGATAAAGTCGGAGTTTCAATATCAACTGCTTTTTTCTCTTTTTCCGACCAGATATTTTTGATTTTTTTAACACCTGCTAAAACGGTCGGAACTATCGTTTTAATCGCTTGAACTTTATCTATTGCCGCTTTCGTTTTTTCTTCTGCTTTTTCTGCAATCAAAACAGAATTTATATTTATAAATTCCGATGCGGTTATAGGTTTCAAAACAAATATTGTCGGATCTTTTGAACTTCTATCTTTTTCAACTATATACTCTTTTTCTTCTTTGGTTGATATTCCTATCATTAGATATTCTCCTTTTTACTTTATTGTTATTTGCAATTCGTTGTTTATACCTGTCATAACAAACGGCATTTCTTGATAAGCAAAACCGTTATCATCACTATCATTAACTTTTTCAAGTTGTATTGCAGGAGCAACAAACTCAATGATATTTCCTGCGGTAGCACCTACTTTCATTTCTAATTGTGCTTTTGTGTTTGCTTTCCAAGCAGCAAAGAAATTTTTTGTATTTATGGCCACCATGTCAGGACTCATTGTTCCGGACCAACTTCTTGATGTAATTATTGTTTCTAAAATACCTAAAGGAGAATTTACATCAGGTCTTGAATATAACTCGTTATTCAAATTCATTGTTACACCACGACATACATAAGCAACATTGTCATATTCGTATTCGGAATTTTCAACTATTTGCGGTTCTGTTGATTCATAATCGGATGTTGCAACAACAGGTATTGAAGCATCTATCGGATCTACATATTTACCTTCAAAATTAAATGTAGCTTTTGCAACTTTGCCTGCTTCCATTGTTATAGATACTGTTCCCATTGCTCCGACAATCTTTTTCAAAATTGCTGTGCTGTCTCCGATTGTATATTCGTAGAAAGTTAAAGTTTTCATTTCCGATTGTGTGGATGTCGGCTCATATTTTAATGCTGTTGTCGTTCCGCCTGATGTTACTGCGGTTTCTTTCATTGAACAACCTAAAAGCAATTTTCCGAATTGGCTTCTTGTTCCTACCGATCCGGAACCTTTTAAATCAATTTCAAAAGAAAATTTCCCTTTGATATTTGTGATTTTTCCTCCGGGATCTGAAATTGAAGCTCTGTAAGTATCTTTCTTTTCTAAAGTAGAATCTTGCTCCATTTTTGCATTTCTGCATTCAATAACATCACTTACACCACAACCTGCATCCGTTCCTTTTGTTGTCTCGATTTTTGCCATAATAATTTTGTTTTTTGTTAAATACATTTTTTTTACCTCGCTATTATTAAAAATTAGCTTCTTACTTTATACATTGTTCTATATTCTATAGTGATATCTAATTCAAAAAATATTAAATTACCGCCCGTATAACCATAACGGCAATTTCCTTTTTCAATATTTATCACTTTATTTGCCAAAGTATTGTTATTGTCTAAAACTTTTTTGACCTTATCTACAAACGAAAATATTCCGATTTTTGAATCATTTGTATTATTTATAAAGACACCGTCATCTTCAAAAATTCTGTTCATTCCGTAAATTTTGCAATTCAATGCTTTTCTTATTACCGGAAGTGTGTTTGTTATATCTTCTTCACTCTCCGGAATAATTGAAATAGCAGGAACTTCTACAACATTACTTCTTGCACCTATAAAAATTCTTTGAACAAACGACAAGTCGCTTGCTCCTGCTAAAATACTTTTAAGCTGATTTATAATTTCAACATTAGTGCTCATTTTGTTCCTTTTGTTTGTTTTTTATTTCTTCCAAAACTGCATTTATACTTTCTTCAACTATACTTTCCATTTGTCCTGCGGTTTGACTTAAATACATAAAATCTGGTATTGTTACTGACGACTTTAATAAAAACAACGGTCTTATTTTGCCTTTTCCTAAATTTTGAAATATTATTCCTTTTCTTATAAAAGTATTTTCAAAATCTCTTGCCCTATATGCAATCTTTTCTGTTTTTGTCTTATTTTCTCCTATAGGTATTGTTAAGAACTTTGCTTTTTTCGGTTTTATTACTCCGCCTTTTTCCAAAATATCAGCATATACAACCCTGTTTCCCGTTCTTACTCCGCTACCTATAATTCCTTTTATTTCTTTTTTGTTGAACTCAACCTTACTGCCTATACTTTGTCTAAGATGCCCTGTTACTACTTTTAAAATCGGTCCGGATATGTTTTGTTTTAATTTATCTTCTATCTTTGCCGATGCAAATATTATTGCTCTTCTAAAAACCTCATTTTCCGCTACCGAAAAAGAATCTGCAATTTTTTTTACTTTTTCAGCCATATCAGCATCAAAAGTAATAGTAAGCATATCTTCAGCCAATTTATATACTCCAAATCTTATATTCGTCTAAAATATCATAAGCCGACTTTCTAAAACTCGCAGGAGTATAAGCATTGGCCTGCGATTCGTCCATACTGTTCAATGTTTTACCTTGCAACAAATCAGCCGCAACCAACTTTATAACAGCTTGTTTTAAATCATCCGGAGCCGCATTGCTTGCATAACCTGCGGAATATTCAACTTTTATTCTTTGATTTAATACTTTAGATAAAGTAAATACTCCTGTTTTTTTCGTATCGTTACATATATCTATTACAGATACATCAAGAGTATTGTTATCTAAATCTTTTATTGCTGTTATGCTGTTTACGGGCAGATTATTCAACTTTAATATGTCGGTATTTTCCAACTTTAAAACCTCATCAACGGATGCGGTTTCAAAAGCATATCCGACATACTTTTCTGCTTTTCGTTGGTTTTGGCCAATTAAAACAGTTATATCGTTGTCCGTTGAGGTTGAAGATATTCCGGATAAAAAATTTTTTACATCTGTAACTGATATAATCATTTTATTATTATTCCTTTTTCATCTACGGGCTTTGTGGTTGTTTCTTCCGGAACTGCCTGCATAATTCTGTTGCATTTTTCGCAACCTACATTTACACCTTCAGGATACCATCTTTCAGCACCGCAAATCTTGCATACTCTTTTTATTCTTACAACTTCATTTTTCTTTTCTGCTTCTTCTGTTGCAGGTGTTTCAACAACATCCTTTATTTCTTCTTCTTTTGCTTTTATTTCTTCTTTTTTTTCTTCAACTACCTGTTTTACTTCCTTAACTTCTTCTTTCTTATTTTGCTTTTTAGCCATCTTATAATCTCCTTAAAAATTTTAGGTTAGTTAGCGGAGTTTTGGTTATTATCTCCGCCAACTAAATATTTACAGATTAGGATGCTGCTGTTTTTAAAACAGAGAATGCTTTTTCATTTGCAACATTTCCGGCAACTCTCATTGTTACTCTGAAACGAACTGTGTCGTTTGCAAAGCCATTGTATGGATCTACATCCAATGAGAAAGTGCCTTTTCTTATGCCGAGGTAATAATTCAATAAATTACCGAACAATAAGAATTTTGTTGAAACTGCATCTGTGCTTGGCATTTTAACCGATTTAATTATCGGATAATCCCAAATTGTTGCAGGAACTTTGCCAGCAGGTTGTGCCCAGATATATGCTCCCTGTGTGGTTTTCAATGTTCTGAAAGTTGTCATTAACTTTCTATTGAAAATCCAGTTTGCATTTTCAGCATCAGCATCAGCCAACGGATCTATCATTGAAGAAAGATAATCAGCATTTGCATCGGTGAAACTTGTTTTGCCGGAACCCATTGTTACAACATTCGTTGAAACAGTAGGTAAAAGTCCAATAAATACAGGAGTGCCTGCTCCATCACCGTTCAAAATCAAATCTTCAATTTTCAATGCAAAAGCATACATGAATTGTTCGATAAGAATAGAAGAAATATCTATTGCTGTATCTGCCATCAATTCATTGGAAATTGCCTCTGTCAATCCAGCAAGTTTTATTGCTTCCAATTTAACTTGGCTGAAAGTAGGAGTTGATGCTGTTATAGAAGCAGCTTCTCCTATTACTGCTACAGAAACAAGATTCCCTTCTTTAGGCAACAACAATTTGTTTGAAGACATCTGTATTGTTCTTACTTTTGACATCAACAAACTTTTTTCTCTTGCAAGTTTTATCAAATCCCATTGGAACTCTTCAGGAACTAAATAACCACCTGCGGAATTTGTTCCTTCAGTGTTTGTTTTAAGTTCCGGATTGTTGAAGTTCTTGTTTACCAAAGATTGAGATGCATTGATAAAGAATTTGCAAAGTTCTCTGAATTTTGTTTCATCAGATAATGTAGGGAATAATTCTTCTCTTCCTTTTATCATTTCTCTGATTCTCATACCTTGATACTTCAAATTGTAACCTTTGTAATTTTCATCACCTAAGGCAACTTTTGAAGCAACAGATACTACAGACATATTCTCAAACTTTTTGACTTTTGCTTCGAGTTCAGAAATCTTTTTGTTGGTTTCTTCTTTGAACTCTTTTACACCAGCTTCTACACCTGCTTTAACTTGACTTTTGAATTGCTCTGCTTGTTCTTCAGGAGTCAATTCAGTTGTTACACCTTTATCTTCCCAATTACCAGTTTCTTCATTGAGAACAAAAAGGTGATTCTGGCCATCGATTTTTACAATTTTTCTGTTCATTTTAGAATCTCCTTTGTTATTTGTTCTACATCAGAACTATTTATTTTAAATTCCACTCTATTCGTTGAAGAAGTATCTTTGCTCTGTGGTTTCTTGCTCTTTGGAACTTCTTTTGTTCCGGAGTCTTGACCAAGCAAAATTTCTTCGTAAATAGAAGTAGTATTTTCTTTTGTTTGTTCGGTTTCTATATTCTTATTTTCTGGCTCTGGCTGTTCTTCTTGTTCTTCGATTGTTTTATCTTCAAATGCTTTATTCAATTTATCTAAGAGTTTTATTTCCATAGATTTATGGTTTCTTGATTGTAAAACCGCATCCTTATTTGCCGGAACTGTTACTTGTGAAATTTCAAGCAATTCAATTTCTGTGAATTTTCTGCCCGTAACTCTTTTGTATCCGTCCGGAGTTTTTTCTTCTATATATTCCCATTTCTTTGCAGAAAAACCTATAGAAAAAGCAGCTATTCCGTTTTTGGCCAATTGAAATG